ATTTCGATGGTCTTTTTTATTCTCCACGACCATCCGCTGCACATATTCGCAACAATGGTCAATGGGAATTGATTGATGATCCGAAGCCATAACGGATGGCCTGCAAGTCAAGATCGTAATGCTATTGGCATCCAGAGCTATCGGATTCCCGGCACACGCATATCCTTCGCGTGCGCTCGCGCCGTAGCGCCTCTCTTGGTCAATTTCGCCAAAGACTTTCATGAGCAAGTCGAACCGATAGACAAAGGACAGCTCGACGATTGGGGATACGCCTTCCGTCCTATCCGTGGCACGACTGTCCATCTCAGCAATCACGCCTCCGGCACGGCCATCGATCTCAATGCTCTCAAGCATCCTCTTGGCGCTTCTGGCACCTTTACCAAGGCACAAGAGCGGACGATTCGCGAATTATGTAAGCATTATGGACTAAGATGGGGCGGTGATTACGAGGTGCGCAAAGATGAGATGCACTTCGAAATCCATATCAGCCCGGAGAAGGCCAAGCGCCTCATAGCAGATTTAGGACTCACCGATGCTCAATCCAAGAACCCTAAGAACCGCTAAGCAACTTCTTGCTTCATGGGCAAGGGTGGCAGCATCAGCCGCGCTCGCCTTTTATGTCGCTACCGGCAGTCTTGATGGCAAAGCCATCGCTTCGGCAGCTCTGACCGCTGTTATTCCTCCGGTGCTTCGCTGGCTCAACCCAAACGATCAACTTGGTGCATGATGGCAGAGGTTGTGACCGCTCTGGGAGTCATTGCTGCAAGTACGATCTCTGGCATCGCAGCTCTCTACGCAGCCAAGGCTGAGCGTAATTCTCGTCCGGTATCAAATGGCTTTGCTACCGAAGTGACTACCGATCTTCGCGAACTTCGACTACTCTTCATTGAGCATCTGAACAATCATCAGAAAGGGTAGGGGTGGAACCGGGACAACATAGCAATTTGACGATCGTAGGATCGCGCAACCGTCCAGATAAGACGGTGGAATGCTTCGAACAACTCAAGAAAGTTAGTCATATTTCAGACTTTCTTGTCCTCATCAATGAGGATCAACAAGACCTTTATCCGAATATCGATGGCGTCAAGCGTGTCGTAGTGCCTGCATCATGGGGTACTACATCGACCGCCAAAGTGAATTATCTGGTCAATCAGAAGCTTCATGCTGGTTACTTCACCGTATCTGGCATCGATGATGACTGTCGCGTGACCACCGACGGATGGGATCTACTTTTGAGCCTTCCCTTGAAAGCCAAGGGTTATGGCGTGTCCTGGGGTAATGACACAATTCAGAATGGTCGAGTCCCTACTAAGTGGACAATGACCGTCAATATCATCGACGCGCTCGGGTTCATCGCGCCTCCCGGCTTGATTCATCTCTTCGTCGATGACTTCCTTGCTCGCATAGGCAAAGAGCTCAATTCAGCGCACTATGCGCCCAATGTGATGATGGAGCATCATCATTGGCTGAATAAGAAAGCCGAGATGGATGAGACATATATGGAGAGCGCAAGCCGTGAGACATGGGAGCATGATGAACGTATCTGGAATGAATACATCACCGGTCAATTCCATGAAGATCTCCATCGAGTCAAGCAGGCTTTGAAACTGTGCTAAGCGTCAAGGTTACGATTCCGGGAGCGCCAAGTTCGCTATCGCTGCAAGAATTCACCGGAACTCATGACAACTTCATCGATGGCGTTCAATTTCATGTGAACACCGACTTTGACACGCCGGACGTTTGGCTGGTCTTTGATGATGGCGTGGATGGCCATAGCGCGGTCATCGATCCAGCCAACATCTTCTTCATGACCGCCGAAATCTGTTATCCGATTGGCAGATTCGATGATGAGCGTGGGCAGAGGTACTTGAGCCAATTCGCCAAGCTCTTTACCATGCACGACATCTTTGATGAACGGACACACTTCACACGTCCCTTCACCGCATGGATGATCAACGCCAATCATGGCTCATCTGCCTATTGGGACAACCTTCGCGGTCGTAACTACTTTCGAGATGCCACGTCTTTCGATAAGCCTCATGATCTCTCGGTCATCTGTTCAGCCAAGGCTTTCACGCCAGAGCATTACGCAAGGCTGAAGTTCGTATCTCGACTCAAAGAGGATCTCAAAGACCGTCTGCATTGGTACGGCAACGGCATCAACCCTTTGCCAGATAAGTTCGATGGGATCGCTCCCTATCGGTATCACCTAGCGATTGAGAATCGCTTTGGCAGAGACATCGTCTCAGAGAAGCTCTATGACTCATTCTTGGGTCTTGCCTATCCGATTTATCACGGCGCTCCAAACATCCACGACTATTACAACGAATGGATGCTCTCATCAATCAACATCTACGACTATAAGCGATCACGCAATCAGATCCTTGAGCTCATCGATTCTGACGTTGCAGAGCGAAGCCAGAAGGATCTGATTAGGGCAAAGCATTTGGTCGTGGATCAAGATAATTGGGTCGTTCGGATGGCCATGATCTGCCGTCTCTACTCCCTGCCGCATAAGAAGCAGGAGCGCATTACCCTCCGGGCTTTCTGACACGTTGTCCGAAATACCGGTAGAATTAGGCACGACATGGGACACTCATAACCTAGATCGAAGGGTGAGTGATGGCGCAACGCAAGACCAAGGCGCAGAAAGCATCAACGCGTCGATACAAGGAACGCATCGCGAAGCAAGATAAGCGCGAGCCTTTGCGTCCCATCGATGTCTGGGCTCTTCAAGTAACCGAGGCCTATGAAGCACTCATCCGTCAAGGCATGAAGCCGACGGATGCCATCTGGTACATCGAAGCCAAGACACGGCTTCCCGATTGGCTGCCTCAGCCACCGGAAGATGACCACGACGATGACGAGCTCGACTATTAGGCGCATCGTTGTCATAAGCGACATCCAGACGCCTTATGAAGATTTCAAGGCGATCAGGAACGTTGCTAACTTCATTCAGCGCTGGAAGCCGGATGATGTCTTATGCGTAGGTGATGAGATTGATTTCCAGACCATCAGCCGGTGGAGTTCAGGCAAAGACGAATGGAGCCAGACCATCGGCAAAGACCGGGATCGAACCCGGGAGATTCTGCACATGCTCAAGGTCAAGCATCTCAGCCGTTCGAATCACACCGATCGTCTCTACAAGGCTCTAAGCCTTCGCCTGCCCGGTCTGATTGGCCTGCCAGAACTCGAATATGAGAATTTCATGGGGCTCAAAGAGCTCGGTATTACCTATCATAGAAAGCCCTATCGATTCCACGAATCAGCTGCCATGGTGCATGGCGATGAGCAACCAATCAAGCATCAAGGAGGCGCCACGGCGCTCGAGGCAAGTAAGCGCCATGGGCTCTCCATCGTCTGTGGTCACACGCATCGTCTGGGCGTGACGTGGCACACGACCGCCAGCGGAGGGGAAATTACCTCAAAGCTCTTCGGATTGGAAGTCGGGCATCTGATGAGAGAGGAAGCAGCTCTGTATACCAAAGGCACCTTCAATTGGAGCAAAGGCTTTGGGATCATCTACATCGACCGCAAGCGTGTAATACCGGTGGCAGTACCCATCGAGCGTGATGGCACCTTCGTAGTCGAGGGCAAGAGATACCCTAGATAAGCCGTATAAGGCGATTAGAGCCGTTTTTACGCCTTGCTACATAGAATCACCCTAGAACAACCCTACGAGGCTCCTAGAGCCCTTGTAGGGCTTTTATAGGGGTATTACGAATAGAGCCAAACCCTGAACCTTTAGTTGAGATATTTTTTGCAAAAAACTCAAAAAAAGTGCCTCAAATCCTTGCCAAAGGGTCAGAAAGTGTTACTTTCTGCATGTGGGAAGCAGGGCGCTTCTCCGAAAGGGGCAAGAAAATGATTCACAATTACAAGGGCTACACAATCCAAAAAGTGTCTGTTTTTTTCTCAGCATTCGACGCAGATGGTCAATTTTTGTTCAACCGCCCAAGAATGAAAGACTGTAAGAAACTAATCGACAAGCAAATCGCTAGGCTCGCAGCATGACCGCCACGATTACAGCGACCGAGGACATCATCGGAGCTGCACAGGATTACATCGATCGTGGATGGGCAGTCATGCCACTCAAAGCTCGATCCAAGGAGCCCAATCACAACCTCATCCGTCGCGCCTATCTGGATGCGACTCTGGATCTCTATAAGGCCACGCGATGGTTTTATCAGGATCCGACAGCCAACCTGGGGATTTCTTGCATCGCATCGAATCTTGTTGTCATAGACATCGATTACCGTAACGGCGGTGCAATCAACGAATTTCTACCAGCAACCTACACCGTCGAAACAGGTGACGGTCTGCATCTGTATTACAAGGCTCACCCTTCCATGCGATTCCCCGGAACCCTCTGGCAAGGTGTCGATGTCAAGCACCGCGGTTATGTCGTGGCAGCTCCTAGCCTTCACCCTAATGGCAAGCCTTACCGTGTTATCGATGATCGTGATCCGGTAGCGGTTCCCATGCAGTTCGTCAAGAAAGGGGCGTGACATGACATCGATGAGCTTCGATCCATTAGCGATCTATTACATCATCGCGCTTGTTTCTATCGTAGCCTTGGGGCTTGCATATACAGCAATCAGCGAACATTGGTATTGGAAAGGATGGAAAGATGGCAAAGGATTCGGGGAAAGGCATCCGGAGCGGCGATATTCTGGAACTCGCTCATGACACTATCTTCCGACGTGGAGCTCTCTACGGTCACTATGCCGACAACTTGGCGCGAATTGCCCGAACGTGGTCAGCGTATCTCGATAAGGACATCACTTCGGATCAAGTGGCACGCTTATTCGCGCTCGCCAAGATCTGTCGAAGCATGGAGTCACCAGATCATCTTGATAACGATCTGGACGCGGTGTGCTACTTGGCAATTGCAGGAGAACTTAGCGGAACTACAAGTGAAACATCAGACTATGGCGATCTTTCGTAATACCGATAAGCGCATCTGGTGTGACATCTGCAAGCAACGATGGGGAACTTCAAGCCTTCGAGGACAGACTCCGGCGGTTTGGATTACCGTCTCGGAGCGGATCAACAAGGGGCTTCGCCGGGCGTACTGTCAGCCTTGCTCGAATGAAATCCAAACATGGGTTGATGGGACGGTCTGGACGTTCAAAGAAATGCAGGAATACGCTCACGGAAAGGTGAACATAAGTGGCTTGGAACCTTGATGATTACGAAGATGCAGCGACTTTGAACCGGTGGTTTATTGATAACTTTCCGGCTGGTCGCATAGAGACAAGGGTGGAGTACTTCGATGCCAAAGATCAGGAAGTCGTTATCAAAGCGGAAATCTACCGCGATGCGGTTGATACTCTTTCGGCATCAACTAACTTCGCAAGGGGCAAGGCAAGCGACTATCCGGGCAAGATGCAGCGATGGTTCTTCGAAGATACGACCACGTCAGCCATCGCAAGAGCTCTAATCATTCTCAAAGGCTCGGCCAAGACCGCTACCAAAGAATCGATGATTCAAGTCAAGGGTGATTCCGGCCATAAGGTCAAACATCCTTGGACTCCACCACGCTCATCAGCCGTCACAGATCCGGGACTTCCATCCACCTTCGCCGCGATCGAAGAGGATGAAGTTGTGACAGCCAAGAATGAGCCAGAAGCGCCTCTCTGGGAGGAGACGGTTACCTATCTAACCGAATCCTTGGGCGCTACAGCCATCTCGGATGAGCTCAAGTGCAGCCATGGCTTGATGCTTGTCCGGGAAGGCACTTCTAAGGCCGGAAAGCCGTACAAGGGATCGATGTGCGGAGCCAAAGGCAAAAACGACAAGTGCGAGCAAACACTCGACGGACGGCCATTACGCGATGGCGCTCTGTGGTGGGTTCAAAACAATAGGGGAATCTTCGAGATTCCTAGGAGGTAATAATCATGGGCGAATTACATATCTTCTTTCCAGATCGGTCAGGCGTGAGCTTTCCGAGAGATGGAGAAGCGGAGGAGTTCGTTTGGAGTATCTGTGATGTCTGCAATAAGCCAAACGATCAAAACCGAGGCAAGAATCTTTTATCCGACCAAATTTGGATCTGTGAAGAATGTGCAGCCAAAGGCTACCGATAGGCTCTGACAATGACTCAACATCGAAGAAGGCGCGGCCGTGAGACGGAAATGCTTGTGGCGCAATACTTCATTGACAACGGCTGGCTATCTGCTCATGCTGGCTCTGCTTCGGCTGCTGGTAGTGATATACGTGGCATCGATGGCTTGGATGTGGAAGTCAAGGCTCGTCGGGCGTTCGATCCGTCGGGAACAGTCAAACAGCTCGAAGCGAGATCGAAAGAGACAGGAATGGGAGTGGCCGTTATGAGGCTTGAGGGACAAGGGGAAATGTCTGTGGGCAATTTCCTTTGTTTTCTTCGTTTCGACGATCTCATTTACCTTCTTAAGGCAAGTGGTTATGGAACTACAGCCCAAAGATAGACTCGTCAAGCGCTGCAAAGGGTGTGGGGTCTGGATCTATGACCGCGACCTTTGCGAGAGCTGTTATCCAAAGGATCAGGCGGCATGAATCAACATCATAATTTGCCGCAATCGAATGAGCATTACACGCCAAAATGGATCTTTGATGGTTTAGGGTTGGAATTTGATTTGGATGTAGCAAGCCCGGCAGCTTATAAAACAAGCGTGCCAGCAAAAGCCTTTTACACATTACACGATGACGGACTGGCTCAGCCGTGGTTTGGTCGGGTTTGGTGTAATCCACCGTTCGCCAAAGCGACTTTATGGGCTGATAAATTCTTGGGTCATGGCAACGGAGTGGCAATCTTTCCCAATTCAAACTCGTACTGGGCTGATCGGATGTGGGAGTCTGAAGCGGCAATCCTAAAACTGCCGTATAAAACCTTTTACGATCGACCGGATGGCACAAGTAAAAGAATCATGTACACGACCTATCTGATTGCGGTCGGAGCATCAAACATCAAAGCACTACATCAAAGTGGATTGGGTAAGGTGCGCTAATGACGACACGCCTTCTGACCTGCGGTTTTGTCAATAGATTTGACAGAGCCGGTACGATCGAGACGCTCTCCGAGCTGAAAGACACTCGGAGACAGCGACATCGATCTATCGGGCGAGCTCTATTCATTGTCGGCTTCGCCTTTATTTCAGCGTTTCAATTGCCATATACAGCCCAAGCGTGGAAGCACCATGAAATGAATTACAAGCTTCACGCTCACAACATCCTCAAAGACTTCGATCAATTCGATTGCTTGGTGCGTCTTTATGAGAAGGAAAGTCGGTGGGATCCGAAGGCGCGCAATCATTCCCATCACGGCATCCCTCAAGGCCGATCCGCTTGGCTGGCCACCGTTGATGGGTTCAAGCAAGTCGAATGGGGTATCCGCTACATTGAGCATCGCTACGGTACTCCCTGCAAAGCTCTCAAATTCTTCAAGAAAAACAACTACCACTAAGGGACGGATATGTACGACAGCGAGAAAATCACCATAGGCATCTGCTCACCGGGACACGTTTCGACGAACTTTATGACGTCGATTCTGGATATTGCCCGATCTCAGCGCCAATTAGGTCAGTTCATTAGCCTTCAAGGGTCAGGGGTCA